GGAAATACTTTACTTCAAACCCCAATTCTAGACCTGCTTCAACCAGACCAGAAAGTCGGTTGATGTTAGCTAAGTACCAGACAAACATTGAAAGTGTTGAGAGTGAATTGAAAGTTGTTGTTGTGGTCACGCCTGTGGGCATTTGAGTGCCAGCAGAACCACGACAGAAAAGGCGTTTGCGTCTCAATGTATAGCCAGATGAACACGCTTGGTAAGCTTGAGCGATAAATCGCTCAGGCAACCCAAATGCCTCCAAAACTGGACGCATAAAGTGTTTCATCGGTCCGTCATCTTGGGTGTGGTCGAATTTTGACTGGTCCGCTTCACCACCAAATCCTTCGATTATTCCACCCCAGGCGACAAATGAGTCGTCTCCCGACATTGCAAAGACTGAAATGCCACTATCAGCTACGCGTGCAATTTCAGACAGTTCACTCTGTGTGTATCCGGAAGCGAAAAAGATCGCGACCGGAAAACCAAACACATCGTGAATTTTCCCGTCAAAAATGTTATGCAAAGCATGAGCAAAAGCCCTGGCATGTCCTCCCATCTCAGCGTGTAGAAGAGGCGGAAGGTTCTGGATTGCACGGGGCTTCATAGTTTTGACACCACCCATCTCTTTTTGGCACGAAATCGTTTCGTTCCATTTGAGATTGATAGTCTTTCCAACTGATTGAAGACCCCCGATCATGTCAAGGTTATAGGCGTTTTCAAGGCGTCTGCCTTTCTTTCCCATGAGTTTTATGTTGTCAGCAACAGTGAACGAAACTGTATGCAGACTGAACGAGAAAATTTCGATCACAATGGCACCCAATTGGAGCCAGTTTTTGTGCCGTGCTGCGTCGTCGTATGGATTGTCCACAAATGGATCATTGTGGATCCGACTAAGCACAGCGGCCAGCAAATTTGTTTCATTATTTGCTGGCTGTTGCAAGAGGCGATTCGTGATCAAAACCGGATGAGTCACGTTCGCGCCCTCGGGTCGTCCGAGGGTTTCAAAGGCTTCCTCG